GCGTCGTCCTTCCACGATGTCAGAACGGCATCCCGAAGCAGTCTGCGTAGTTCCTTTTCGCTCAGTCCGGTTAATTCGGAAAGTTTTTTCTGTATCTCCTGCCTGCTCCCTCCCATCTGCTCAAGCTTATAGATCAGACGATCAGCGGTTGCCGTAAGCTTTCCGGCATTCAAAACGCGGCGCGCTGTATCCCGTAATATGAAATTTTCAAGACGGCTGTATATCTCAACCATGCGGTCAGCCGCGCCTTCAAAATCTTCCGGTCTTAGCATATCATTTCTTTCCTGCGGTTTCCTTCACAAGCTTGATCCAGTCTTGCTTATGCCGCCGTTTCGCTTCCTCAAACCACTGCGGCCCCGTTCCCGGCGTGTGGTACTTGAGCTTGCGTTGCGTCGGGTATTTGTTCGGAGGTGATCTCCACCCGGTTATATTACCTTCCGCGTCTTTGATCGGGATATTCGGGCCGTATACGGTTCCCTCGTAGAGATAATGCGCATACGGTGTATTGTATGCTATCTCGCCGCCATATAGCCCTTCCGGGTATTCAACGCTTCCTCTCAATGCTCCTTGAGAAAACGGCACAAACTGTTCGCTGTCCTTTACGATCTGAAGATTCAGAAGCTTTTGCGCCTCACGCAGATTCTCATCAATCCTCTTCGTGTCAATATTGATTTCTACCCCGCCTACATAACTATGTAACTTCATTATATCACCATCTGCGCGTTATGTTATCCGCACATTTTCACATTGTAAGCGCCTGTTCAAGTGCGGATTCCAGCGATACCTGATTTTGCTCAAGAGCTGTCACACGCTCATCCAGTGTCTTTCCCGTTTCTGAGGGCTGATCTTCAACGAGTGTCCAGCTCTGCAAGATAGTGTCTCCCATATCCGCATACATTGCCTCATAGTGCTGCCCCACCGGCGCAGGCTCTTCCGGCATGTCGGTTTCTGTGATTGTCTTGTACCCGGCTGAGATCAGCTGTTCCTCCGTCGGGTTGAATATCTGCATACCGTCCATCACAATCCTGTGCGGCGGGTAAGTGAGTTTTCCGTCAATGATTTTTCCCAGCATCAGCCTGTCACCTCCAGAGATTTTTTCGTTTTGTAGCCGAGTTTCATCCACGCCCCTGCATCATTGCTCACAACCGTAGTCGGGGAATACGTCCTCAGTGCGGCGTAAGCGTCGCTTATTATTCGATACTTTAAACCACCCGAACGCACACCCGAGATCGAACGCCTGAGGTTAAATTCTCAGTCTGATACTCCGATATTCCGTCAGTTAATTTGATTTTCAGCACGTTACCATCTCCTTATATATTATTAAAGTCTGCTTTAGTTAAGTTCGGCATTTTCTCTTAATGCGTTTCCCCATACATTTGCAACACGTTTTCCACCCTCATCATTTGGATGTACGTTGTCGGCAAGATATAGTTCAGCAGTAACGGCATTGATACCACTTTTTGCGTGTTGGTCTGCAACTGGAATACCCCACATATTAGCAACCCCCCTAACCGCTTCTGCAATATTATCCATATTTCCGTAAGCGAGATTATTACAGTAAATAGGTGTAGCAAGCATAATTTGAATAGGCTTTACTTCTGATGTCTGCGTAATTCCATCATAAGTTCCAAGATGATAATATTTGCAATAAACCTTACTCAGAAGCACATTATAAGCACCAACAAAAGTGTTTGTATCAAGATTATCTCTGCTAATTTCTCCAATTGTTACACCTTGAGCGGAGTCATTTGTTCCTCCCATAATCAACAAACAATCAATGTTTTCCTCCAAAGCGTTAATTCTAACGTCTTGCCACATTGCATTTGCGTCACTCCCACTTATGCAAGTGCCACCGATACCACGATTATAGATATTAGATGCGCCTAAATAACTTTTCAAAGGTTTATACCATTTTTCCTGTGCAGTAATGCTATCGCCAAAAGCACAAATATTTTTCTGTTCCATTCCAGTAAAACACTTACTTGCAATATCAGCATAAACAGATTTATCAATAACATAATCAGAAAACATTTTCTGTTTATACAATTCAAAACTACCGCCTAAATCCTCAAAAGCGAACATCTGCATTGTGTAATTTACAGAAATAGCAGTTGTAGAATAGAACGAATATACAACACCGATTTCCCCATCTATTCCATCTACTTTTACCATATCAATGATTGTAGAACCGTTTGATACAACACCCAAATATGTTGAATCAGTCACACCGGTGTACGCTCTTGAAAATCCCGGCAAATTCACGTCAGCATTGTTCGTTATGATTGCACCGACATAGTAAGACTTTCCGCTTTCTGCTGTGAAACTAAATCCACTAGCTTTATAGTCTCCACTAGCATTTATATATGTTAGCTTATTTCCAATATTTGACGTTGAACCACTTACCGTTGTTTCATCAATCAGATTAACGCTTTTGGCACCTGCGATAGTATCAGATGTATCAGCGTGTGTTGCTGTATCAGCGTGTGTTGCTGTATCAGGTTTAGCAAATCTATAGCTTGTGTCCAGTGTTATAAAATCCATAGCATTTAATACACTTTCGACAATATCTGTGACATCAAATACAGTGATTTTAATGCTTGTTTCACCGACACTAAAATCAGACGCACATAATTGAGCGTCTGTTGTAACATCAATAAAGTAAACACCATTAGCAGGAAACGCAACGCCAACAGTTCCGATAATTTGTGTAAAACTATAATCAACCATTGTCCTAAGTACACAACTCGTTCCACTCATAAGATTGAAAGCAACAGCATACTTTCTACCACTCTTTAAATATTTATCGCTCATAGAACCGATAGAAATAAATCCGTTATCTTCTTCTGCTGTAACAGTGCAAACGTTATTTTTCCACTGTTTTGTAGTGACTTTCTGACAATATCCAAATCCTGTTTTCTGTCCAACAATATCATCAATTTCCACATAGTTAAGTGTTTTTCCTAACTGTGTTAAATCCTCAGAAAGTGAACTAACATCTTCTTTAACTGAACTAATATCAGTCTTATTCTTCTCGATCTGAGCCGCCTGCTCTACTGTCGCTCCCGGCTGGACGGGGTTTTCTTCTAGGTATGCATCTACCGCCTGCTGTATTTGTTCAGGCGTTACTCCTCCTCCGGTTCCTCTGTTCTTGCAGAGATAGTAGAGGTACTGCTCCTCTCTTGTTACCGGATCGGGAATAACCCCGGTCCCTGTAGCAAGGTACTGATAATATTTTTCTTTTCTCGTTACTGCATCAGGCAAATATGGCATATTCTACTCCTCCTCAAAAAGGCCGGGCTGCTCTGTGGACTGTGCCGCCGCTACCATTTTTGCGGCATCTTCCGGCGTAAATCCTTCATACTTTTCAAGATAATATTCTTTCGTATAGAATCCCTGTAAAGTAAGCTGATAGGCCCTTGCCCTATCTTCTTCTCGGTTGTATGTAATATCTCCAAAATCATATACTACTTCGTAATTTCCAACAGGGGCAAGTCTATACAGGTCTGCATACACACTCATGGCATAGATAGCCCCGTCCAGACATGATTCTAACTTGTCCCTTACATCCTTGATGAGCTGTATCGTCCTGCGGTCATCAGCCTCCACTTGTGTTGCTGTTGCCATATTAGTCTTTTCATTGAACACAAAATACCCGTTAGAGAATCCACACTTATATCCGATCTGTGATAGAAGAGCATTGATACCAGAGAGCCGTGTGTCCGTGTTCAACTGCGGGTTGATTTCTTGATAGAATTCCTCTGGATTGCTCCCGAATACATTTTTTGCGTAATGCGGCAGGTTCACATCAGGGGGCCCGCCAGTTTTCAAGTTTCTCCCGCTGGCATACATCAGTCTGTCGTCGATCAGGATGATTTTCTGACTGTCTGCAATCTCACCGGCGTTCCGGCTGTATGCCACGTCTAAATCTCTCATTTCTTCGATAGCGTCAGCATAGATAGGCAGGCCAAGCGCCGTTCCCAGATCAACATTGTTCGCCTGTGGCGTGCGGAATACCCCGAACATCGGCCCGTCAAGCTGTTCTCCGTTGAATTTATCAATCGGGCCGGAATCTTCCATGAGGTTGGCCCATTTTGTACGGGAAAGGGCGATAGGGTCTCCCAAACTCTGGGAACTATGGGACATATAGGCTCTATTGGTTATGTAATAAGGGTAAGCGGTTCCGGCTTCGGTCTGCGTCTCTACAAAGCGGTGATATTCTAGGCGGGTATAATACTTGTCGTTGTCAGCGTAACTGTCCTTGAAGATAATCCCGGTAATATTGCCGTTGCTGTCGCTTTCGGTTATCATAAAATCGAAGGGCGTAAACACGTCAAACCCGCTGTCGTTGGGCTTGATAATGACCGTACCGTAAGCACAGCCATACTCTACCCAATGACGCAGATTGAAATACACCTTGTCTATCTGCTCCTGAAGCCATGTTCCCCGCGCCCCGCCGCCGATCTGTATCTTGATTCCCAGCGTTGCCAGCCGCGCAGTTTCGGAGCATACCGCTTTTGCAAAATTGATTGTCTTGATATTATCCTCGGCGCTCATCCAGTACGGCGCACCCCGGTACATATCGGCGCAGCGTGAGATAACGTCTTTCATCTGCTGTGAGGTTATCTCCTTCACCTGAAAATCTTCTTCTGCCCGTTTCTTGAATATCATGCCTATCCACCTTTTTACTGTTGCTAAGAAATTCACTTAATCACCTCATATTGCCCCAGTATTTAGCCTCTCCTTTTCTTCTTGCTTCTGCCGCTTCTTCAATGGTATCATAGCGCCCTAAAAACACTCTCTGATGTTGCACATATATTTGTGCTGTGTATTTTCCTTTATCCATTATTACGCCTACCACTCCTGTTTCTCCGGGTTTTAAGTGTTTTTTGTTTCTTGCCTGTACGCTCCAATTAACCCAACGGCAATTTTCTGGGCAATAATCTCCGTCAGAATCTTTCCTATCAATGGTAAGCCCATCTTTATATCCATTATTGAGCGCCCATTCTATAAATGGAATAGAACTCTCGTTCCATTCTTTGCAAACCTTTATGCCTCTGCCCCCATAATGCTCATACCCTGATGTGTTTTTGTTATTACATCTTGCTCTCATCGCTTTCCATATGCAATACAGCCTTGGATGTTTTCTAATAGCTTTGCTCATGCGCTGTGCCCCCTCCTGTTAAATAACGGCTCAAACGCATATCTTACGGCAGAAATCGCATGGTCGTTTCCGTCAGGATACCCGCTGATTATATTCCCGTCCTTGTCACGGTCATATTCGTATCGGGTAAACTCATCGTATGCGTTCGGTGTCCGGTTCCTATCAATTACGATTGTGCGCCGCTGAAGCCATTTGAATCCGTATTCCACGCTTCCCGGTCCTTTAATTGCCCCGACTGCCGGAAGCCCCATGTCCCGGTAGTCATTTACTGATTTAGGCTCTGCACTGTCACAAATAATCCTGTAATCGTCATAGCCTTTTTCTTTTATCCACTGTGCCGTCAGCTCATTGCTGGTCTTATGCACATAGTTTTCATCTATCAGGTAGATTTTCTCCCTTGCGCTGTCATAATAGGCCCGGATAAATGCGTAAGCGTCAGGGTACCATCCGAAGTCCACTCCCTGATATATTCTGTCCATGTGGGAGATTTCTTCGTCAGTAATCGGCCTGTCCTCAATGTATTCAAAGACATTCCCGCCGTTTCCATTCGGAATGCCTAAATACTCATGTTCATATGCCTCTGGCCTTACTTCTTTCAAATGCTCTGCATCATCAAAAAACTGTTGTCCCAGCCACTCTTTCGGCACCGTCCTGTAATCCGATGAATGAATCAGCCTATCCGCCCTCGGTATTTCAACTTCTTCATTCATAAAATTGTTTTTTGATTTTGGAGGATTGAACGACATAAAAGTCCAGAAGTCTTTTCCGCCTCTCATGGATGATTGTAATATGCTTCTTATTTCCTCCATCCCAGAAAAGGTGTCACACTCTTCAAGCCACGCAAACGCAAAATAACCAAATGGGGCTTTCAGAGATTTCAGTTTCATCTTATCATCTACGCCTCTGAACATTATCGTCTGCCCGGTAGGCTCGTATACTATCTTCATTGGGCTTACTGTACATTTGAAATATTCATCAAGACACAACATTGAAATTGCAAATTGCATTTGTGAATAAACGCTATCTCTTAATGTATTTGCTGTCTTTCGGAATATGATACAGTGCTTATCCTTATTTTCTGGGCGCGTCATTAAAAGAATAATTGCTATACTGACAAAGGAAGACTTACAGCTTCCTCTTCCTCCCTTAAATACATAATATGTATGTCGGTGTTCTAAAACATCTTTCAGGACATCGTCAAAGTTTTCTGGGATAAGTTCATCAAGCGTTGTCATTAGCATATCTCCATACAAATCCATATGCTGTTGGCCTTTTCCTTAAGCAACACCTAGAAATCGCACTGTTTTTATATCCCATTTCTCTTTCAACGTCCATTGTACAGTCCCATTGTCTTACAACATTTCCAGCCATATCTATTTGAAGAACGGACTTCGCAGACACACTTTTCTTTCCTCTATGAGAATCTCCTATTTTTCTCCTAGTTTCTTCTGACACAATGTGTCCTCTCTGTGATAACGCCCTGCGCTCAATTACCTCCCTAGTATGCAGATGTTCGGCGTGTTTTCCTCTTTTTGCCGCCTCGCTCATCTTTCTTATCGTGCGCTCGCAATGCTTTTTTCCTGCATATCCTCCACTGTCAAGATTATATCCGTATTTTTCTTCATTGCTTCTGTATAACGCTATCGTCTCTCTTTCTTTGTCTTCAGCCTCTGCCCTTGTAAGCCCATCAGCAATAATATCATGTTCTATGTTTTCCCATCCAAAACGCTTAATGGCCTTTGCAAACGGCCCAGAATTTCCATATCCACTTTTCCATCTTCGCTTCAAAGTCCTGCCAGTCATGCCAATATATACTTTTCCGTCAGGAGTTGTGTGCTTATATACTTTAAATCGGTTTTCCGTTTCTTGTAAGCTCAATTATCACAGCCTCCTTTCTGGTATCTGTTTTCTGCGCCACATCAACCTTGCGCTTTGCCAGCTCAACGGCGGCTTTCGTTCTCTCTGCCAGCGGAGCGTCAAGGCCGAACTGGTCTTTCACCTCGCCCCGCATGACAGAAGTGAAATACTGCATTATCTCCGCAGCAGAGGCTATGCGGCTGTCCTCGATCTGTTTCTGCCGTTCCTCGATGTATTGTGAGACTTTAGGGTTATTTAGGGCTTTTGAGGCTTCTACTGCCGCCGATTTATAATTTTTATATCCGGCCTTTCTGTAAGCCTCCGCCGCATTCCCGCACTCTATGTAATAATCCGCAAACGCCTTTTGCTTCGGTGTAAGCATTTAGCCACCGTCCCGTCCTAATAATTCCGGGTTATCAAAACAATTTCCGATAACCTCACACTCACTCCACATTTCATCCGTGAATTGCTGTTCATCTATCACAACATCGTCCACGCACCAACCCGCATAATCTTCCTGATACCATTTTACTGTTCCGATAGTGTCGGAGATTTCATGTTTGATAATATCATTCTCCCATATTCGCCCACCGTTCTTGTCTTTTAGCCCGGTGTACTGGCAGAGGGTTTCGGGATCAATGTTAAAGATTACTATATCTCTAGGCATGTTCCAATCTGAAAAAGCATCTTTCATAATCATATGCTGCTCGTCCTCTGGCTTTACGCTGTCTCCAAAAGGACAGATCGTCCCTCTGATGTGATATATGTAATATCCTTCTACCCATTCGCCGTTGTCTGTCCTTTTCGCTTTAAAGAGTATTTCTCTCATTCTTCCATCCTTTCGTCTGCTCCCACACATCCGCCAGACACTTCACCGCCTCAACCGCGCCCGCCGTCCGTAATATCTCATAGTCCCTCATCCGCCAGCCGTTTCGCCCGTTTTGCAGTGTAGGCGTTGATAATATCCATATGGTTATCATGCGCCCCTGCTCCGGGCTGTAGAATTGGCTGGTTCCGATTTTGATTACTAGGCCGGTGGAGAGGATGGCGCGCTGGAGCTTTTTCATGGTAGCGTTAATGTTCATTTTCAAAAAAAGTCCCGTAGTCAAACCATTTATCTTTTATGATATTTCCAATAATCTTGACAGAACTTCCCAAGCCTTTATGAGCAACCCTTATATACTTGCCTTTCATATTCAGAAGTTCCGATTCTCCAACTGTATCCATAATCCGCATAATTGCTTCACATCCTTTGGCAGAACCGCTGAAGAAATCATCATCTGCGCCGACATAACCTTTCCCCAAAACATATCCACCATATACACATCCACAACCGTTCCATTCAAGCGTTAAGTCAAGGCACAGGCAACCATGATTCCATGTTCAATGACACGTTTGCAATCTGCGCATTTTCAACCTCATATCCTTCATCTATAAGTTGCTTATATGTCCATTTTTTCATATTCTTCCTTTCCCGCCCCGCACAGTTCTTATACTAATTTTACCATACGGGGCGCTTCTCACTTCCCAGCACATTTTCAATATTCCCAGCGTCCGTACAGCTTCAATCTCTCATAGAAGATAGCCAGCGTCTTCCTCCGGTATGCATAGAAATCCTCCTCATTCACCGGGATCATTTGTTTTTTGCACATCGTTCTGTATCCTGTGCGCTCTATGATGCTCTTGCATATACTGTCTTCGATTCCGGGGGCGGATGAAACTGCGGTTTCGTGTAGGATTTCTACGTCTCGCGCATCAAGGTTTCTGCAGCGCTCTTTCAGCTCTTTTTCTTCGTCTGCTGTGAGGCCGTAGTCTCTCAGTTTTTTGTACCTTGTCCGCATTTCTTCGCCTCCCCTCATTTTAATCTAACAATTCGCTCTCGCACTTCATCACCAGCATTGCCACCACCGCCGCAAGCAGCAGCGGTGAAAACAGGACTACGGCGATACATTTCAGCGGGAATGGTATTTTGCGCATTATCTTTACTGCCTTTCAGAATTTTTCTTCTCTCAATCGCATTTTCTGCTTCCTTCATTGTGGGAAATACTGTTCTCCCCATTCTCGGAATATCCTCTAACCTGAACTGATGTACATCAACTTCCCAAGCTCCTTCACCGCAAAACCGATATATTTCATATACCCTGTCTCCCGGCTTAACTCCTTCAGGAAGAATTATTATTCTATTGTTCGCAATTTCCGGAATCCCTCGCACGATCTCCAACACTCTTTCTACTTCTTCGAGCCTTTCTGGATACTTTATCCAGTCAGCGGCTGCGCGCACATGTTCTTTTCGCAGCTCCTTAATCAATTCTGAGCGGCTTATGACATCGTTGCTCATTCAATCCCGCCTTTCTCAACAATCGCAATTGCCAGATTATATGCTGTTGCTTTCCCGAGCAATTCACTTCCGTCATGCCCAAATTCTTCTACTGCTTTATATTCCGCTTCTGCGATACTCCTGTTCTGTCTCAATTCCTCAAGCACCTTTTGCCTGTCAAAGGCCATCGGTAGTTCTCTTATTTCATTTAGCACTACTCCATACGCATAATGCTCCGGCGTGCCTTCATTTGTGTGCGTAAAAAGATATTTAACTCTTTCCACTAGCACTTTCCGGCTGATTAAATCATCGCTCATTTTGTTCACCCGTCCTTTTGTTCCATGCCTCTGCTGCCTGTTCCCGCGTGTCATAAACGGCAGTTTCACATCCACACGCCTCGCATCTGACCCAATATCCATAGACTGATCCTGCCAGCGGCGTTAAAAATTCTGCTTTCCCGCCGCAAAACGGACACTGCTTCAGTTCGATCTTATTCATCTTCCATTTCCTCCAATTTTCATTTTTCCGTTTTTCCGTAATAAATCAGATTTTGTCCGCAAAATATACAATGATGGTATGCAAATTCCATCTTATGTCCGCAACTCGGGCACATTATTGGATACGATTTTCCTGCTGTAACGATACCTGCTTTTGGCTTCTGCTTCTCCACCGCTTCCCGACACTCTTCCACAGTTCCGATAGCTGCATATTCCGCACACAAATCTATTGTGTTTGATGGAGTTCCACATCTCTTTTTCAGTTCAATATACTTTTTTACCGTTTTAATTTCTTCCACGGTTCCGATTCCCCGATACCGCTGAATTTCTTCTAGGGCTTGTTTTGCTATTTCTAACGCTTCATTGACATCTTCGGCATGGTCGAATCTGCTTATTCTTACATCAAGTATCAACTTTGCTTCCTGCTCTGTCATGGTTATCGCTCCTCAACTGTGTTTCACATCAAACAGGCTCATCTGTGCTTCTTCCGGGAACCTCAGCATTTCCTCTTTTGCCCTACGGTAAAACTCTTTGTTAATTTCAAAGCCATAAAAATTCCTTCCCAGTTCCACCGCCGCCCTTGCTGTCGATCCACTCCCAAAACACGGGTCTATTACCACGTCGCCGGGATCTGTAAATATCTCAATCAGACGTTTTAGCAGTTTTACGGGTTTCTGTGCAGGATGAATTTTGGGTATCTCTTTCCCATCTTTCTCCCACTGAAACCAGTTGAACACCATGTGCCCTGTACCCCGGATTGTTTTGCCGTTTTCGTCAAACTTCGCTCCGTTTCGGAACTTTGGCAGCCTGTCCCTGTAGAACACCAACGCATATTCCGTTGCGCCAACAATGCGCATATTCGCCTTTAAAACCTGTGGACTGTAATTTTTCACGAATACAAGCGGTATGTAATGGAAAAACCCATGCTTTTCAGCTGCTTTAATTAGCGTGTGCGTCTGCTCGAACGAACAAAACACAATCATACACGGCGCGTCACTGGATCTCCCTCTCGCGCCTGCCTTCTTCGGTTCTTTCTTCATCAGGCGGCTGCAAAAATGGAAGTATTCATAGAGATTAAAATTAAAATCGCTTGCGAACGCCGCTTTGCCTGCGAGTTTACTTTCTCCGTTTTTGTTGTCCCCGCCTACATACCACATGGGATTGCTCCCGTAAAAATTCGTTCCGACATTATACGGGATGTCCGCTATAATAAGCTGTGCTTTCTGTATAGGGTAGCACTTCCATCCCTGCATGCTGTCGTTATACAATTCACATTTCAGTTTCTTTTTATATTCCATTTTTCCGAAAGGAGCCGGGATATCCCGTTACGGTGGCCACTGCTCCGGCCTCCTTTCCTGTATTTCGTCAAAACAGCGTCAGCTGTTCCGGATCATATTTCATACGTTTTGTTGTTACGCCGTCGCACTTGCTCAAAATCCTTTCCACTTTTCACATCATGTTCTCCTCTCAAACCTGTTCCGATAATGCTCTTCCCAATCCCTCGTATGCGGGTTATAGTCCGCATTCTCCCGGTAGTCGTTATGATCTACCGCGAGCGGGCATTCTCGACAGCGAACCTTTCCTTCTCCGTCTCTCCTGCGATATTGCTCGCATATCTTCTTCTGCTTTTCTGTCAGCATCGTTTCTCCTTCCACATCCAGCTCCGCCGCCTGAAGGGCTTCACAGCCTTGTCCCAGCCTTCCCGAAAATCGTATTTCCGGATGATTTTTTCGCGCTCAAGGACATCTTCTTCACGCTTCACAGTGTAACGCCCGTGCAATCGGTCTCCGGAGTATGCGTACTTGCTGATCGTGTATCTTGACACGCTAAAAATTTCTCCCGCCTCCGGGCTGGTGTATGTCCCGATCAGGGTGTTCCCGTCATAGATCATGTATCGCTTTTTGCCCATGCGGTCACCCGCCCTTCCCGAGCAGTTCCCGCTCCAGCGCGTCCAAATCCACATCGCGCTGCATGATCCCGGAATTATACTTGTCCGCCGCCGTGGGCTTCTTCCGGATTGCCTCCGGCTTGACATAGACCTCGGGCAGATAGTCCTTGTATGTTCCGTCGGACAGGAATCGCTCTGGCCGCTTAATATAGCGCGCCTCACGCGCCTCGATGCGCACGGCTTCGGCGTAATTCTCTGCCGAGGCGATCAGATCGGATTCCTGAAATCCCTCAGCAGATACAACAGCATACGCAGTCTCAGTCCTTCGCTTCGCCGTCGCTGGCAGAGAGTCAGACGCCGGGTAAGTGCGCCAGAAATCTTCAAAGCGGGAGAGAGGGAGCGCTTCAGCGGGCAGACTTCCGGCCGTCTTTTTCTTTTTATCCTCGTCAGAGGATTTTTCTTTTATATCATTTTCATTTACATTATCATTTTCATGTTTCATTTGGTTTTTATCAAAACCATTTGGTTTTTCTGAATCCTTTTGGTTTTCAACAAAACCATTTGGTTTTCCTAAGCTTGCTTGTTTTTTAGGTCGTCCGCCTCGCTTTCCACATTCTTTATGAGCGTTTACGGTTTCCTGATATTTTTCGATATCTCTGTCGATTTGCTCTGAAATGAACAAAAACGCCATATATGTCATGCCATCCATTTCCGGAAGTTCGTTTCCGGAGACGTGGCGCATGAGAGCGACAAGCAGCACTCCGGCTTGTTCGTGGCTAAGGGCTTCTATCTGTTTTATATAACTTGTATACAGAACAAAACTATTTTTCATTTTTGTGCACCCATTTATGACATTCTTCGCAGAGAGTAACTCCGTTTTTTACATCGCATCTATAGAGCGGATATTCACTGTATTTCATGATATGATGCGCGTTTAATTTGCTTCCCCTATATCCGCACATCTGACATGTATAATTATCTCTCTCAAATACACGCTTTCTCCATTTTGCATATTCAATAGATTTTCTTCCTGCTTTTCCTCTATCCTTTTTGTTGAGTGTTTTAAAGTAAGAGAATACAAGCCGCGTAGGTAAATCCATCTCCGGCAAGTCCATTCCGGAAGCATATCTAAGGATCGCAACAAAAAGAGTTTTCACCTGCTCTGCCTCCAGCATTTCTACCTGCTCTATATAATCTGTGTAAAGAATGAATCCGTTTTTCATGCCTTCCCCTTACTTCAGAAAATCAAATATATCCATCTGGCCGTCCAGTTTATTTTCCCTCTGCTTCTGTTTATGATTTTTCCATCTCAGATATCTTTCTCCGGAAGAAGCATTTCGCCTGTAGTTCTTGTATCGGGAATCGCCTATCTTGTCCCACGCAAGAACCAGATTATCCTCATCTTCGGCAGGCCTAAAATATCCCTTTCCGTCCTGCAAATTCACGATTATCTGGCTGTCGTCGTCGTTCTGATTGATCCCGGATATCAGGTCTCTCAATTTCCTGTCAGATAATTGAGTGATTGCGGCAAGCGTTTCACGGCTTATAGCATTTTTATGACCTATCGGAATATAATCAAGAATATTCATGAGTATCCACCTCCCGAATGGTGACCTCAATCCGGGGATTGTGTCGGTCAACGAAAAATGCATCAGAAAAGCCCGTGATCTGTGCCCAGCCGTCATCTACAAGCACGCCGCAGCGTACAAGGCTGTCCTGGATGAATTTGTGCGCTACACCGGCGATATTGTCCAGATCCCGGCGGCGGTTCGGCTCGTAGAATCTATAGCTGATATGGACCGGCTGCTGTATCTTCAGGCGTTTCAGCTGCAGGCGGATTGCGTTGCAGATGAACATCTGATTTTCCTGTTTCATGTCATTCCCGACGCTGTGCGCGGTACCGCCGCGCCGGGTGAATTTTCTTTCTGCTTTGAGGTAATCGTTCAGCCCCGGGAGGGTCCCGGGTACTGTAAAATGGTATTCCATTCGACCTCCTTTCTCTGGCGGATGTCCGTGATATATAATCTGCCAAAAGGTTTATGTAATGCCCGCAGGCGTTACATCACAAAAATGATCTTCCGTACCGCTTCCGAAATGCCTCACGTGCCTCCGGCTCAGACATTCCGCCGGCCACTGCATGTTTTTCCCATGCAAGCTGTCCGGCGATCTTCGACAGCCGCTCAGCCATCGGGTTATCGTGGATGCGGTTCTTCACTGGATTCTGCGTGTGACAGTTATCACAGCACGGCCCCTTGATCCCATCCGCTTCTGCCAGCGGCCGCATGCCGTTCCCGAACATGAAATGGTGTTCGTACTCCGTAGGCCGCCCGCAGAACATACAGTTATGTTCGTACTCTGTAAGGATACCTTTCGTCTTTTTCATGCCGTCACACCTCCCCGAGCAGTTCCTCAGACCAGATGGAATGTGTAAGCACCCTTGTGTGCCTGCAATAGTCGCACAGTTCGCACCGCAGGGGTTCTATCTCTCCAGCTTTCAGGGCAAGGATCTTCGGAACGTTTTGTTCCACCTCCGCCAGTGCCGCATCCATCAGGCTCTGCTCAATCTGAATTACCTCGATGTCCGGATATTCCTCTTTTGAAGCCGCCGCGATCTTTACGGGAAGCTTTTTCCCGGTATTGATCTCCACGATCTTCTGATATACGGCTCCCTGAATGTCATATCCCCAGTACGTCACGAAGTTCATGTAACCAGAATCCTTCACCCAGTTTGCTTCCCGAAGGGACTTCATGCA